GCGGTTCGATTCCGCCCGCGGCCTCGAGATATTAAATTGTTAGGTTAGATCCCGCGCCACGTCGTGAGACGGCCCGCGGACACGGCACGAAAGGAAACGGCGAGGGTCTTTGCCAATTCATCCCTCCATCTGCTCGCCGCGGGGTTCGATTCCCCGCCGTGCCACTCAATAAGCAACGATATGAATGAGAAGATACCCAAAGAATGGCGCCCCGCCGATTCGGCATTTGAATGTAAAACGGGGCGCCGCCGCAACAGATTGACCCGCGACGATGTACGGCAACTCAAGCCGAACCGTCCGCGCAAGTTCATTCTCCCGAACCTCAAAGCACTACAGAGCGCCCGCGCGGCGGTGACGTACGTACGACTGGCCGAAGAATTGCCGGTGTACAGCAAAACGTGCATTTACGATTCAAGTATTACAGTGATTAAAATAACTCCACCCCGATGACGAAAACACGCCCCGAAGTCCCCCCGACCGCTCGCTTCAACGTATCGGATACGGCGCGCTTGCTTAAGATTTCAAGAACGTCGGTCTACCGATACAAGAAATTGGGGATGCTCAAACCCATGGCCAACGAATACTTTGGCCGTTTCGTTTTCACCGGTCAGAGCATCATGAGCTTTTGGACTAAATTCTACAAGTAAAAAACGGACATCATGCAAATAGAATTGGAAGCCGCCGAGTCTCTGCGCCGAGCATTAGAAACCGACGGCACGGCACAAGAAATCAAGTATGACTGCTTAGTGCTTGAAGACGAGATTTCGGCTCTCGTCAAACTGCCGGCAGAAGAAATGAAAAATCACCCCGGGCTGTGGCTGCTCGAAGACGACGACGAAACGGAGGAGGACGTAGAAGCCTACGTGCTGACAGAGGAAGACAAAGAACGGTTTCTCGACGAGCTGTGCGACCTCCTGTTACAAGCGGCGGAAGAACATAGTGCGCGGGTGCGCAGTGAAATGGAGTTGCAGCAGATTGCAGACGAGGAAAACGAAATGCGCCATCATTACGAAGTGTAGCGCTCAACAAGTAGACACATGAAAAGATACCTTATATCTGTAACAGAGAGGGTCGGTAGTAGCCCGGAAGCGATTGCGAAAGCCAAAGAGGTGTTTCCCCATCTTGAAATATCCCCCATGACCACAATAAGACAAGGGGCGATACAAGTTTGGGCGGAGACCGATGCCGAAGCATGTGAGAAAGCAAAGGAATATCTGCCTCGCACTTTAGAGAGTTCTGAATACTCCGCGGAGATTTTGGAAACTGTAGAAGCCTCCGAATTGTGGAAAAAGGGGCAGTGGATATGACCCCAACAGAATTTGCTCTCCTCCTTCACCACTATTCGGAAACGAACGCCATCGTCGGCCGTATCGCCATAAGGCAAAAGTGCTCGCCTCAGCACGTGCTCCACGATTTCACGTGCCGCGTTCACGAACGACTGCAGGCCATGGCCGCTAACTCGACCGATGAGGCTCACACATAAAAACAAAGACAATGGAATTACAAGGTAACATTTTAGAACTCCTCGACCCCGAAACGCGCACTTTCAAGTCGCCGAACACGGGCGAAGACGTGGAATACACGGCCCGCGTTCGGCTGCTCGACTGCTCTACGTACAACCGCTTCGGCGACCCGATTGAAAACATCGTGCCCATTACGTTCACGGGGCGCTATGCCGAGGGGTTGGAAGCTTTTCCGAAAGGCTCGGAGGTAAAAGTAACCGTAACCCCGAAAGGCTGGTGCGTCAACCGCGACGGCGAAAAGCGCTACGGCGTGACGATGCGCGGCTTTTACGTGTCGCTCGCCAATCCCATCGCACAACAGAACAACGCCCCGCGCTATTGACGCCCGGGACGACAACAAACAACGCGATGCAAGATCCCGAACACCAACTACAATGCGCGTGCGTTCGTTGGTTTCGCTACGCTCACGCCGACTTGAGCCCGCTGCTCTTCGCAGTGCCCAACGGCGGCCGACGCGACCACATCACCGGCGCGCGCCTCAAAGCTGAGGGCGTGGTGGCCGGCGTGGCTGATTTGCTTCTTCTCGTACCCTCACAGCAGCACCACGCGCTGTGCATTGAGATGAAGACCGCAAAGGGGCGGCAAAGCCCCGCACAAAAGGAGTGGCAACAACACGCCGAAACCCACGGCTATCGTTACGAAGTCGTTCGGGATTTCGACACGTTCGAGCGTGTTGTCAGCGAACACCTAAAGAATAACGAATGAATAGGTAACGCAAACCATGGGAAGAAAGAAAGCAACAAAAACCCTCTCTTCCTACTTTCCTCACGATTCCAACGCCCGCAACGATGAACGGCTGGTAAATGTGCGCATGAAGCACGGCCCCGCGGGTTATGGCGTTTACTTTATGCTCGTAGAGCGCCTCCGAGAAGATCCGGAATATATGAGTGTCGTTGATTATAATCTTATAGCTTTCGACCTTCGTATCGATGCTTCTCTCGCAAAGTCAATAATTAGGGACTTTGGGTTATTTGCCTTCACCGTCGACCCTGAGCGCGGTGAGTGTTTCTACTCCGAAAGCCTGCGACAGCGAATGGCGCGAAAAGACGAAATAACGGCGAAGCGAAAAGCAGCGTCCGCCCTCGGTGTATCCGTCCGCCAAGAAAACCGCGAAAAGACCAAAACCACCGAAACAAGCAACCAAATGGTAGCAGAAACGCAACCAAATGGTGCACCAAATGGTAGCGAAAAACGTACCAAAGGAAAGGAAAGTAAAGTAAAAGAGAATAGTACTTCTTCTCCTTACGTCGAAGAAGCACACGCGGCCAAGCCGCTCCGTAATGCCGATGCGGGGGATGAGGCTGCAAGCGTTGCCCCCTCCGCGGGGGGCGGTTCGAAAGATAAAAGCGATTTCGATTTGGCGGCCTTTGCCCGCTATTTCAACGAAACGATGGCCGCGCACGGCGCACAGATTCCGCAAGTGCGCAGCATCCCGCCCAACAGCAAGCGCGCTGCGTTTGTCCGCGCACGGCTGAAAGAACACGGCAAAGAAGCACTCGCCAAAGTGGTTCAGAACGCCGCAAAGCTTAGTTTCTACAACGGCGGCGGCGCTCGTGGGTGGGTAGCCGATTTCGATTGGTTGTTTCGTCCGTCGAACTTCCTGCGCGTCTTAGAAGACACGAGAGCAAACGCCGTCCCGAAATCTACAAACCTCATAACAACCTCACAACATGGCACAACCGCAAAATCTGTCGACGATAATAGGGAACGGCAACGCCAACGTGGCGAATATTTCGACGACGTACTCAACCGACTTACCTACGGCAACGACTAAAGCGCGCGAATACATCACGGAAAAATACCCCTCCTACGTTCAGACGCTGTTCGCAGCGCGGCCGTTGCAATGCTATATGGGAAACGCTCCGACATTAATGCGAGTAGGCCGCGAATGTGGCGACAAGTTTGCCGTGGCGTGGCTCTGCAAACAGATTCACGAGTATGTAAAGACGCTTTCGACGGCCGACCAATTCACCGCGCCCGACATTCAAAACCTCGCACTCGTGATTTATTCGGCTTACCCTTCGCTGAACCTCGAAGAAGTAATGCTCTTTTTCTCTCGCCTTGCCGCAGGCATTTACGGCATAGTGGGATACAGCAACGCGCGCGGCGAGAACATCACAGCAAGGATTCGCCAATTCCTCGAAGACCGCCGCCGAGAGATAGAGCGATACGAAAGGGAGCGCGAACGAATGGAGCGCGCCGCGGAAGAGGAACACCGCCGCAAACACGCCATCAGCCATCAAGAGTATAAACGAATGCTTGCCGCGTTCGCCGCCGAGCGCTTCGGGGGCGATGAGGACAAAGCGCAGGAATACATCGCCACACACCCCACGGAGTTTCAAAGAAACAAAACAGCAAAATGACACGGGCAGCAAATGAATAGATCTTACCAAATCAAGCGGGAAGTATTAGCCGAAAAGGAAGAGCAGGAGCGCGCCATGCGTGCACAGATCCGCGCCCTTCGTTTCAAAGTGAAAGACCTTGCAAAGACCATCAGCGCAACATTGGCGTCCGACCCCGTGTGGTGTGCGCTCCCAAAGTACGAACGAGATTGCGTACTCGGCCTTATGGTAGGCCTTTTCCGTCAGAACCTCAATTAAAACAAGAAACAGCATGAGCAAACGAAACAACAGAAAGAAAGACAAACGAGAGATCACGCAGGAGCATTTACACGCGATGACCAAAGAGTGGTGCGCAGACAATGAAGATGGGCGCGCTGTGGTGTTCTTCTCGTTATCAGAGAATGGGACAGTCTCGGCAAATGTACTTGGCATGCGCTGCAATTTGAATAAACTCCTTATTGAAGAAGCTCTTCCTGCTCTTCGGCAACTATATGGAGTTCCTCCGATGCCGACAGTAGAGCAACCACGCCCCTCGCTGTGGCAACGCATTCTCGCTTGGTTCTTTCCGTTCAACATCAAAAAGTAAAACAACTATACAAACAATTCAAATTATGCTTAGCACAGAAGAAAAAGAACTCGTAAAAGCTTTGTATGAAAGTGGACAATCGGCCGAAGACATCGCCGAAATCCATGATTTAGATGAAATCGAAGTCCTGGATTTTATTGATGAATTAGAACAAAGTCAGCAATAACCCGTAGGAAAGACCAAGATGCAAGTAATCAAATTCCGCGGCCGTTCCATCGCCGACGGCTCAATCGTTTACGGCGGCGTGTTGCAGTACGCCACCGCCTCCTACATCGTTCAACCCGACACGCGCCACGCCGACGCATCACCGCGCTGCATTGAAGTGTACCCCGATTCGGTGGCGCAATACACCAATCAGAAAGCAGTGGATGGGCGTGAGATATACGCCGGCGACGAGATTGAATACTTCGAAGACAAGTTAGGGGAATTCTTCCAAGGCATTGTTTATTTCGACGAAGACGTAGCAGGGTTCCAAATAAAGAACTCGCTGCTAGATGAAATATACGACTTTGACCGTCCGTACAAATACATCCTAATTACCCAAGCACTTCAATAATGACAGCAACAGAATACGAGCAACAAGCCCATCGCACCATTGCCGGCCACGCGGCAGAGAACATCACATACCTCGGCTTTGGCCTGATGGCTGAGGCGGGTGAAGTAGCGGACAAGATAGCAAAGGCCGTGCGCCGCGTCGGCATCAAAATCAACAACAACGAGATTATCTTTGTCCGTGAGGATAGTTTCCAATTCACGGACAACATCGTGGACGAACTTGGCGACGTGCTTTGGTTCGTTGCAATGATGGCGCGCCGCCTCGGCTTCAGCCTTGAAGAAGTGATGCGCCGCAATCTCGACAAACTCGCCGACCGCCAAGCGCGCGGCGTCATTGTCGGTGACGGCGACAAGCGATAGGAACGCAGTTACATAGTAGTTACATAGAGAACCCGCGAGAACGCGGCCAAGTCGTGCGCTCGTGGGCTCTCACAGTTACATCCCGATTACATGAGCAAGACAATGTTCTCCAATCACCGCGCAGACTATCGCGCCATGATCAACTCCGCCCGATGGGTGGAACTCCGCGCACAGGTGTTGAGCATCCGCCCCTTGTGTGCGCGCTGCATGCACGAGGGGCGCGAAACGCTTGCCACTGAAGTGCACCACATCTCGCCCGTGGAAGACGGCGCGACAGCCGAAGACCGCCGCCGCCTGATGTTCGACGCAACGAACTTGCAGCCATTGTGCCACTCCTGCCACGTGGCTACGCATGTAGAGTTGGGGCGCGGTGGGAAGAGGGGCACCGTTCGCCGTGTTGAGGCCGAACGCAAAGCCATCGACCGTCTCTTCACCGGCGAAGACGATGGCACGCGCATCCAACGCCCCGCAACGTGCGTTAAAAAAACAAACAGAGACAAACCCGATATCCCCCGGGGGGTGTTTTAAAAAGGGGGTGGGGGTGCTTCTAAACCCCACACACTCTCTTTTCTCTGCGTCCGACGATTTTTGGAATAGGTGGATTTTAACAAAACAACACTAAACACAAAAAGATCACCCACTCCAAAATCTCGACTAAATGGACAATGAAAGCCACGAAGGCCAAGTTTTAATCTCCGCTTCCGAGTTGGCAGAACTGCGCGCCATCGCCAAAAAATACGGGCGATTTATGCGCGAGAAGAAGAAAACCGTGGAGGAACATGCCGCCACGGTACAGCGCGCTGTGAAATCGAAGGGCGCGGACTCGGCTGCTCTCGAGATGGAAATTTACTCTCTCGCTTCGGCGCGCCGAACGCTCGACCTGGCCAATGCTGAAATAGCTAATCTCAAAGCCACCACCGTCAGCGAAAAAACACAACAAGGCGAGAAGCTCGTTTCGCACCCCGTGTTTCGGGTGCAGCGCGACGCGTTGGCCGCCGTCACCCGCCACATGAAAGCGCTTGGACTGACCGCCCAAGACCTGACCGCCGCCGATGAAGGCAGCCCCCTCGAGAACCTGACGGAAAAGGTGCTCAAAGCCACACAAAAAGCCGCTAAACTATGAAAGACGCTCAACTCGGTGCGCTCGACACCGTGCGATGCGCCAATTTTCTGAACAACGATTTGCCCGATGGGTGTGCCGACCTCATCGTGGCCGACCCTCCGTATTTTGAAGTCAAAGGCGATTTCGATTTTCAGTGGCCGACGTTCGACGCCTATTTGTCCGATGTAGAACGATGGGCGGCGGAGTGTGCGCGTCTGCTTGCCCCCACCGGTAATTTAATCTGGTGGGGATCGGCGGCGCGCATCGCCTATTCGCAAATTATCCTTGATCGGCATTTTCGTCTCCTCGCTAATTGTGCGTGGTACAAGAAGGACGGCGTGCACATTAAACAGTCCCCCAAAAGTCTGCGCACCTTTCGCAATGGTGCTGAACGCTTCTTGCATTACGAAAGTCAAGCCGCACCGCAAGACTCGTTCACTCAACCCAATGCTTCCTATTTCTACGAACCATTTGAGCCGCTTCGTTTGTGGCTGCGTCGTGAAATCGACTCGCTCGGTGGGGCGCAGTGTGTTGCGGCGGCGCTGCACATCAGCGACCGCGCCGTTTGCCATTGGACGTGCCGAAGTCAATGGACGTTCCCGAACGCCGCACGTGTGAACCAACTGCTTGAATTGTATGCCCGTCCCTACAGAACTGAAAAAGCTGCGGAGTTTGAGCGAAAACGTGTGGAGTTTGAGGAGAAAGCGCACGAGTATTTAGAAAAAGAGCGGGAGGATCACGATTTGCGCCGCCGCCCCTTTTTCGGCGAACTCTACAACTTCCGCGACATCATCACGGCATCCCAAGAAACCCACATCACAAAGCTCTACGATTTTCCAACGAAGAAGCCGCCCACGCTGACGCGGCAACTCATCGAAACCTGCAGCCGCCCCGGCGCGTTGGTGGTCGTCCCCTTTGCCGGCAGCGGCACAGAGTGCGAAGCCGCCAAGGTTAGCGGCCGCCACTTCATCGGTTTCGACACCGACCCGCGTGCCGCCGCCATGGCACAAGCGCGCGCCGATGCCGCAAATTATGAACCTACTTTGCCATTATGACGGAAGAATACAAAGACAGACTCCGCGAGGCGAAAGTAGAAGTGACTCGTTTGCTCGACGCTGTAGACCTCGCGGCCTACAATTTGGCAGACACCGACGCGCGCCTTGAGGCCTACTGCGCCGAAGTGATCAACAACCCGGACGGGCACAACGTGTTCGAGCAGTTGGGGGTGAAACACTTCTTGAAGATGGTCGACAAGTACGGGCTCTGCAAAGTCGCGGTGCTGCAATTCTTCACGCTCTACGAAGAATTGCACTTCCCCGGCATCGCGGGGTTGCAGAAATACAAGCTCACGCCGGTGCAAGCTTTCCAATACGCCTCGATTTATGGATTTTGGGAAGGCACGCGCCGCGTGGTGCGCACGGCGTTGCTCTTCGTTCCGCGTAAATTCAGCAAGACCACGAGCAGCGCTGCCATATCGGTCCACGATGTATTGTTTGGCGATGCCAACGCGGAGAGCTACATCTGCGCCAACAGTGCCGACCAAGCAAAGAAGTGTTTCAAGGTGGTGCGCCAATGCTTCCTCAAACTCGACCCGAAGTCGCGTTACTATTTGGCCAACGAAACCGAAATCAAGAGCCGCCGCCCCAACCGCCCGGCCTTTGCGCAATGCTTGACGGCCAACGCCAACACGAAAGACGGACTCAACGCGTCGACCATCATCGTCGACGAGTTCTCTCAAGCGCGCGATGCCGAACTTTTCTACACCCTCACCTCGTCGATGGGGGCACGGCACAACCCGCTCACCGTGATTATCACGACCGCCTCGCCCCTTGTCGATGCGCCGTGCTACGAGATGGTGCAAGGTTGTTGCCGTATGCTGTTGGGCGACTTCGAAGACGACAGCACCTTTGCCCACATTTTTATGCCCGATGTCGACGACGACGAAGGCAGCGAGGACACGTGGCGAAAGGTGCACCCCCACATGGGCGTAACGGTGTCGATGGACTTCTACCGCGACGAGTGGGCGAAGGCTTTGCGCAACGGCGCGGAGGCGCTGCTGACCTTTCGCACCAAGCAGCTCAACATCTACGCCGAAGACGAGACGCGTCCGTGGATTAGCGCCACGCTCGCCCGCAAGATGATGCGCCCGCTCGACTTGAGCGTGTTCACACAGCGACCGACGGCGATGGTGGCCATCGACTTGTCGGAGAGTGACGACTTTTCGGCCGTGACGACTTGCATTCACAACGCGGCCGACCGCACGATGCACTTCCACACGGATTATTTTTTTCCCCGCGGCGCTCTGCCGGGACACCCCAACGAGGAGATGTACCGCAAGTGGGCGGCCGATGGGCATTTGCACCTAACGGACGGCGAAGTGATCGACTACCGCGCTATTGTGGCTCACGTCGTCAGCATCGCCAAGCGCTTCAACGTCCTAAAAATCGGCTACGACGCGTGGAAGTCGCAGGAGGTGATCAACATGCTCGGAGCAGTCGGCGGCGCCGATGCGCTCAAACCGGTGGCGCAGACGTTCGGCAATTTCACCGCGCCGGTGGAGAGCTTCGAACACTGGGCGAAAGAAGGGCGCATCACCATCAACTCCAACCCGATCAACGCCTTTTGCTTCGGTAATGCCGTGCTGGCTTTCGACAACTTGGAAAACTGCAAGCCGGTCAAGCGCAAACAAACGCGCAAAATCGACGGTGTGATCACGATGCTCATGACGATGCGCCTATTTCTCGACGCGGAACAATAGACGGCCGCCAATTTCGGCACGAAAGACACACAAAATAAAATATAAAGTTTGGCGCACGGCGGTGCATCACGGCGCACGGCGGCACACATTGTTACACCTTGTTACAGTAGGGTTTTGGGGGCGTTTAACGCGCTCGCAAAACCCTATTGTCTACGCGCGCGAATCGGACTAATTTCGCTCTGTTGTTTTCATAAAATCCCACCTATTCACTCACTCTATTTTATGAGTTTTTTCGCAAGTGTCCGCAACCTGTTCCGAAGCGCTCCGCCGGCCAAAACGTCGGCGAGCCGTTCGGCGGGCACCGGGGGCGTACGTGGTTACGTCCTCGGTGTGAACACTTCGCCGATGTCCATTCCCACAGCGCACCGCTGCGTCGAAGTGATAGCGGGAATCGTGTCTTCGCTCCCCCTGCGGGTGGAGAGTGTGCGCGATGGCTTGTTTGTCTCCACACCGGGCGACCGCTTGTCCTATCTGCTCAACGTGCAACCGTGTCCCTCGATGTCGGCTGCCGACTTTTGGGGCGCGATCATTCGTCTGCTGCTGTTGGAGGGCAACGCCTACGTGGTACCCGTCTACAACTCATTGAACTATGAGGTCGAAAGGTTGGTGCTTTGCAACCGCGGCACGGTGAGCCACGACGCGCTCCGCAACGTCTACATGGTGAACGATATGGCAAACGGCCTTTCGGGCACCTACGAGGACAGTGAGATTTTGCACTTCAAGCACCTCACTCTTGACGGCAAAAAAGGCCTTTCGGTGATTTCCTATGCGAGAAACACGCTCGACATTGCCGGCAGCGCCGCGGCGGAAACGCTCACACGCTTTGTCGACGGCGGAAACGTCCGCGGCTTTTTGGCCAACGGCACAGCAGGCCGCCCGTTCGCTTTGGGCGAATATGATAGCGACGAACTTAAAAACGCCGCGCAGTCGATAGATGAACGCTTTTCGAACGGCGAGAAAATTGTGGAGTTGCCCGGGCAAGTCGATTTTCGACAAGTCACTATGACGTCGGCCGATATGCAGTTTCTCGAAACGCGCAAATTTACGGTTTTCGAGGTCTGTCGATTCTTCGGCGTGCCGCCCTCTTTTGTCTACAGCGACACGAGCAACAACTACAAGAGCGCAGAGAACGCCTACACCGATTTGATGAACCTCACGCTCAACCCGATTTTGCACAAGTTGGAGTGCGAGCTGCTGCGCAAACTCTATCCCGAGATGGCCGAGCGCCGCCGCATCATCTTCGACCGCCGCGAAATTTACGCTTGCGACCTCGAGAGCCGCGTCCGTTATCAAACGGCCACCATCGCCGCCGGGCTCTACACCGTCAACGAATGGCGCGCCGCCGAAAACAAGCCACCCGTCGAAGGCGGCGACACTCCTTTGGTTTCGGCCAACCTCCGAGACCTTTCGACAACCCCCGAAATGCTGAACGATGGAAAAGACACCCACACCCAAAAAGAGCCCCGAAACGCTGCGACGTGAATGCGTGGTGCGCGAGGGGGTGCACCTCCGAGAAGCCCCCGAGGGGCAAGAGAGCCGAACGATTGAAGGCTACGCCATTTTGTTCAATACGCCCTCCGCGGTGCTGTGGAGCGAAGACGACGGGAAAATCGAGGCGCGCGAAATCATCGCCCCCGAAGCCGTAACCCGTGAACTGCTCGACGCATCGGACATTAAGTTCACTTTGTTCCACGACCGGCAGCTCATTTTGGCGCGTTCCAAGGAGGGGCAGGGCACGTTGTCTTACGACATCGACACGCGCGGCGTGAAGTTCTCTTTTGAAGCGCCCCACACGGCCGACGGCGACAAGGCGGTCGAACTCGTGCGCCGCGGCGATCTGGCGGGATGTAGCTTCGCCTTTTCTACCTACTACTGGAAGAGTGACTACGTCGACCGCAACGTGGAAACCGAAGCGACGGGAAAACAGTTGATCACCTACACTGTTCGCCAAATTGTGGGGGTCTACGACATGACCCTCGCCGCCGACCCCGCCTATCCCGATACGAGCGTATCACTGCGCGAGCAGTTTGAGCCGGCACCCGCCCCGCCCGTGGACGACACCGCGGAGCAGGAACGAGAACGACAGCTCGAAGAGATGGCACAAGTACTGAAAAAGCACAAATACTAAACTCAATATACTATGACGTCAAAAAGAACTATCACCGCCCGCGGCATTGAGTTGCGCGAGCGCCGCCGCGAAATCTCCGCGAAGATTGGGGAGATGGCAAACAAACTCCGCGAAGAAAAACGCGCACGCAACGAAGCCGAAGAAACCGAGTACGGAGAATACGTGCGCGAATTGCAGCTCGTCGACATGGATCTGCGCGCGTTGGCCGTCGATTATAAACATCGGTCCGAAGATGTCCGCCGCGAAGTTACGGAAATGGTGCGCGAACAAGTTCGCAGCGGCAAATCGTTTGAAGTCACTTTTGCGCGTGACATGGTAATGGTGAGCGATGTGAACAACGGCGGCATCATTCCTTTGCTGGTTCAGGACGTTATGGGTCCTCTTTGCGAACGACTCATTTACGACAAGATCGGGATCCCCATTTCAACCGGCGTGCACGGGGAATTTGTTTGGCCGTTCCATAGTGAAGTAACCGTGACCATTGCCGATGAGGCCGTTGAGGTTCCCGGACAGAAAATCACGTTTACCAAGAAGACGGCACACCCGGAGCGTCTGGCGGCACTGTACGAGACGACGCGCGAAGCATTGATGCAATCGAACAACATCGTGGAGGACATTATTCGAAGCTATATTCCTGTTGCGATTGGCAAACGCATGGACGCGGTGCTGTTTAGCACTACAAAGGTGACGGGGGCGAAGGACTTCGTCGGCCCGTTCGTCGCGTTGAAGGCTTCGGCAAAACAAATCGGTCCCGACATCGATTTTAAGACGCTGAACCTGGCCAAAGCCGAACTGCTGGCGACCGGCGTCGAGGGTGAGGCGATGGCTTGGGTGATGACCAAGTCCATGCAGGCCATCCTCGAAGCCACACCCAAAGATCCCGGTTCCGGTATCATGATTTGCGAGGATGGCAAGATTGCCGGCCTCCCTGTTTATACTACGCAAGTCATTGGTAACGACTACATCGGCTTGGGGGACTGGAGTTATCAACCGCTCAACTTCTTCGGCGACGTTACGCTCATCGTAGACCCATACACCGGCGCTGCAGGCAACAAAATACGCTATGCTGTGAACACGGATGTTGCAACGGTCACGCTTATCCCCGAGGCTTTCAAACTCCTCAAAGTCAAGGACGCATAACCTCTTTCTTTTCTGTTTTCCATGCTTACCGATTTCGACCTATTTCGCAAACACTGTCGCGCCGATGATTTCGACGACGAGACGGAGCTCCTGCGCTTTCTTCTCGAGGCGGCGGAGGAGGCTGTCGTCAAGGCGACGAACCGCAGCGCGGCGGAGCTTGTCGAAATGGGCGGCGGTAAGTTCCCGCACATGCTGCGAATCGCTGTTTATTCGTTGGGCGCGCATTGGTACAATCAACGAGAAGGGGTGGCCGCCGTGCAAATGCACAGCGTGCCGGAGACGTTCGAAGCTTGTGTCAAACCTTTTAAACGCCTATGCAAGCCGGAAGAATGAGAACGCGGCTCGAACTCCTGCGACCGGTGCGCACCGTCGACGGTTACGGCGCAGAGAGTGTACACTACGAGCCGACCCGTGTGGCCTATGCCGAGCAAGTGCGCCACACCGCACGCCTACACAACGAGGTGGGCGAGCATTTCCCCGACCATTCCACCGAATACAACGTGCGCGATGGGCACGAGGTGGGCGAAAATTGGCGAGTGCGCGAACTGCAAGGCTTGCTCTACACCGTTACGGCGATCATCCCCAACAAGGCGCGCGGTTTTGTCACGCTGATTTGTGAACGAGTAAACGAATAACGACATGGAAGCAACAATGAACACCGACGGCCTGCGCGCCCTTTGGCACATGCTTTCCGAACGAGAACGTAAAAAGGCGCTCATCGGCGCAGCGCGTGCCACCGGCGCCGTAGTGCTTCGGGCGGCGCGGCGGGAGATGATGAAGACGAAAGTCGACAAAGCCGACAGACTGCGCACGAATGTTCGTTGCAATGTTTTCAAAGAGCGCGTCGGGTTCAAGGTCTGCGTGAGTGCAAACCCAAGATTTCGACGTTTCATGCACACCAATCGCCGCGGGGAACTCAAGCCGTTGGCCTATTGGTTCAACAGCGGAACAGAGAAGCGCCAAACCGGCCGCGGCGGAACCGGAAAACGCAAGCCGCACTCCACCGGCGCGCTGAGGCGATACGACTTCATTGCCAACGCGCGCACGAGCATTCCCGAAGCACAAGAGATTTTCAGCGCGAAAGTCTTCGAGTGGACGGCGCGCATCGCGGCTCGTCACTACAAATAATTTTTGACCAATGGCAAAACAGACTTCTCTCAGTGCTGGGCTCGTGGTTCGCAAACTCCTTTCGGAGAACGAAGACGTGCAAGCCATCACGCGGCTCGTGTTTCCCGTTGTTTCCGACTCGGCGCAGCTCCCCTACGTCGTGTATCGCCGCTCTGATTTAGAACCGGTTCCCAACTCGCACGGCTCGGCCGACACGTTGACGTTTGAGGTCGCCTGCTACGCGGCGTCCTACGCCGGCGCGGTGGAATTGGCCGAGGCGGTGCGCGCAGCTCTCGACGGAACGAGCGACAACCTGCTGCGTTCTTGTCGCATGACTTCAGCGGAGGAAATGTGGGACGCGGATGCCCATGTGCAGCTCCTCACGTTCACCGTTCGCCCCCGTTAACCAACACACAACACACACCTATCTAAACTACACACACATGGCACTACCTCAAGGCTATCTCAACGGTAACGACCTCCTCCTCTTTGTCGGAGGCAAGGCCGTAGGGCACTGCGCCTCGTATTCTGTCGACTACAAGAGCGAAACGAAGAACCGCGCCGTGAAACCCATTGCGTCGGCTCCTCCGGGCTCTGGCAAGTTCAAAGAAACAACCGTAACAGGACAATCCATTTCCATCAAGACCGAGCATTTTATCTATATCGGAGAAACTGAAGCCTCCCACAAGGATTTTTTGGCGGTTTGGAAGACGGGAGGGGCAGCCGATTTGAAAATAATGGCGCGCGGCTCCGAGGATATTCTTTTGGCGGGGTCGTTCATTATTGAGTCGATGAGCGAAACCACCGAGGCCGACCAAGACGTGAAGTCGTCCGTGTCGTTCATCAACAACGGCGCACCGACCACACTCGACGACACAAAACACCCCTAATTGATTATGGAAACAAAGAAATTCCCGAAGATTACAGTCGACGGCAAAGCCTATCCCACTCGCGCGTCGATGGGAGCGATGCTACGCTTCACGCGCGAAACCGGCAAAGAGTTGTCGGAGGCGCTCACGTTCACCGACCAAATCACCTATTTGTGGTGTTGCGTCGTTTCGGCCTGCAGCGCCGACGGCATCGAGTTTGGCATGGACTTGCTGACATTCGCCGACCATCTCGACGCAGAAGACGTGCAAGCGTGGTCGGAAGCCATCGAAAGCACGAACAGTGACGACGAAACAGACAGCGCCGGCGCTGCAAAAAAAAAGCATTAGCCTTTTCGGAGCTAATGGGCTACGCGTTGGGCGTGATGGGCATGAAGTTAGACGATTTCGTGCGCCTCACGCCCGACGAATTTATGGCGTGTATGAAGGCGCACACAGAGGCAAAAGAAGGCCGTTCGCGCGATGAGTGGGAAAGGATGAGGCTGCAAACCACGCTACTCATACAACCCCACGTCAGCAAGACCCTGACTCCCGAAAAACTCTTTGCGCTGCCATGGGACGAGCACCGCGAAGCCCAACCGCACCGCGAAACGCCCGAAGAATTAGAAGCGCGCAAAAAATATGCGCGTGAACTCGTTAGAGAAATCAACCGCAAAAACTCCCAAACAGATGGCCAAGGCTGATATACAAATTGTACTCCAAGCAGACGGCAAACCCATTGACGCGATCATCAAGAGCACCGAAGGTTTGCAGGAAGCCATGAAGAAGGCGCTCGAGGAATCGACGAAACTCAAACCCTCGCTCGTCAATGCCGCCGCCACGGCTTCGCTCTTCCAAACACTCAAGAGCGCCGTCGGCTCATTGCAAGGCGTCTTTTCGAGTTATACGCAGGCTTTCGAGGCGGCCGCCGTGGCCAACACGAAACTAAAAACCATCATGGAGCAGCGCATGAATGCGACTGCCGAAGATGTGAAGGGCGTGAAAGACGTGATTTCGGCGCAGAAGGAGCTCGGCGTGGTGAGTGGTTCGGTGCAGGTGGCGGGCGCTCAGCAAATCGGCACGTTCGCCACGCAGGCGTCGACGTTGCGCACACTCGTGCCGGCGATGAACAACCTCCTCGCACAGCAGAAGGGGGTGAACGCCACGCAGGAGGACGCGGTGGCCATCGGCAACCTTTTCGGCAAAGCGCTGACGGGACAAGCTTCGGCGCTGCGTCGTGTCGGCATCACGTTCTCCGCAGCCGAAGAAAAGATGCTCAAGCACGGCACCGAAAGCGAACGCGCCGCCCTCTTGGCTCGTATCGTCTCGAACAACGTGGGCGATATGAACAAGAACCTTGCAGCCACGCCCACCGGTCAAATGAAGCAGCTGCAAATGACCATCGGCGGCATTAAGGCGAAAATCGGCGAGGTGCTGGTCGGCTTCGGCCCCTATCTCGCCGCGGCTTCGCAAGTGTCAGTCATAACGGCCTCTTTTGGGCAACTCAAAACCGTGGTTGCCGGTGTGGGGGTGTCGTTTGCCAATTTTCTCGCCACGACAAAGGCCTCCATTTTGGCACTCTATGCCGAAGCCGGGGCGGCGGGGACGACGAGCACCGCGATGCGCGTACTCACTGCGGCCAAGTTGGCCGCCGTCAGCGCTGCCAAAAAACTATACGCGCTCATGGCTGCCAATGTTTGGGTGGTGGCTATAGCGGCCGTTGCGGCGCTTGCCTATGCGCTTTATAAGTTCTCCGCCGCCAACAGCGAAGCCGCGCGCCGACAAGCGGAAGC